TCATTAAATCGGTTTGAGGTCATTTTAACCCTAGAACCTCGGCTATTAGTTGTGCCAAGATACTTGACCTCTATTAAATGGAAGTTTTCCATATATTTTCATTTAGTCGCTTAGTCCCTGATATTATATGCAAGAGCAAGAGCCAAGCCAATAGCCTGGCTGGGGGATTAGTCAATTTTACTCAGAAAATGGTCAGTAATTTTGATTTTTAACTCTCTCGCCTGTTTTACGCAATTTTCGAGCCACATTTCACTCTGTAATGGGTTATTGAAAATTGGTGATTTTTCTGTAATAATTTGGCCATTTTGTTTCGTTTCAATAGTTGACTGGTAATTCATATTTATATTATTACTGGCTTAGCTTTTACCCTTGCATATTGTTTCAAACAGTACGAGCCAGTCGGCTATGACTGGCGTGGGATTATATTGCAATTTTACCAATGTAGTGATAAAAATTACCGTCCCTATATTGCGAGAACGTACCGTCAGGGTATAAGTTGACTAGCCCGTTATACGATACATTGCCAAGTTCAGCAAATGCTATTGCCGTCTGCTTATAATCGTTAAAATTGCCGTTTGATTTTATCGAATTATAGCGTTTACTCATTGGTACTAGATAAACTGTATCAGTACCAAAAATGCTTTTATAATTCGAAACGTCAATTTTTTGACTAACCTTGTAATCCTCTTTTTTTACTAATTCCATAAACTTATATTTTAGCCGATTAGCTTGTACTGTTTGATTTGTCAATGTTCAATTGATAGTCAAGCTATTCCATTTTTCTCCCTTATACTATTTACTTAGCATTTCGTTTGCAGTCCGATAGCCGTATTTCGTTGCTTGTTGCCGTGTGCTTGACTTGTCAATATCGCTTGAAGTTCCTTTTATAAAGAAAAACCGCCATAACTGGTTAGAGCTAGAGCGGTTTATCATTAGATACCAGTTAAACTGATATCCTTGCGGTGCTTGTCGCTCTAACCAGCGAGTAGTAAATCGTTGTAAAAGTAGCTTACATAAACAGTATAGCGTACTATCAAGACCTTGTCAAGCGTGCAAGTGTGCATAACTCATATTAGCCAATAGAATCAATAACCTAAAATATGCCTCGGCCAGCAAAAGATGACAAAATATTACGTGATAAATGGTTAGAAGTATATAAGAGAAATAGATGCCTAACAGTTACTACTTGTAAGGAAATAGGTATTGCACAAGATAGGTTAGCTGATTGGGTTAGATTATATCCTGATTTTGCGATTTCCAAAAAGGAGGCCGAACATTTATTCGCTGAAAAGGTTGAAAATAGCCTTATTGGTACTGCAATAGCTGATAAACCCAATACAATAGCCCAAATCTTCTACCTTAAGCACAATACAGAGAAATACAATGAGAATCCCAATCTCTTACAACCTATCAATGTAGAAAATCTATGGTTCAATAAAGAGAGGGACACTAAGCATATACACACAGTAGATGACGATACTCAAGTTTTAGCTAAGCCTAGCGAAGAATAAGACAGTATAATTAGTATTATATCTGTATCCACTCAATAGGGCAGGGGGTGGGGGGTACATCAGGGGGGTGGTGCGTTGTGAGTAAGCTATATTTTGGTACTTCCTCTGGAAATCCTACAAAGCGACCCTATATTACAACACGACCTAAAGTCTCCTGGAACGACATATCTTTATCAAATTTCACTAAATGCCAACAAAACACCTCTTGACAAAATTCTATGACCTGGCAATAGAGGATTTCAGGAAGATTCCATATAAGGATATTGATAAGAGTGTCAAGTGTGTCGAAGTTCTGTCTTTTTGGGAAACATTAGACGATTCATTAAAGAAATATTTTTTAGATAAGATTACATAATATGAAAAAGATTGATTGGAATTATGTCGAACCCATGCCTTACAGTCCAAAGACTGCTAAAGGCATAGCCAAGAACATCCAGCATATTTACGGACAGAGTAAGAGTACGACTCTTTTAGGTATGGCATCAGGTGCGCCGCAGGTTATGATTGGGGCGAAAGCCGCATCAGAGTGGTATGCCAAGCAAGGTAAGAAACTTAAAGGGAAATTATTTCAAGTATCGAAAGGTAAATAACATGCCAGGAGTACCAACAACAACAGCTAATTTAGGGGGACGATAATTAAGAAGGAGGATATATGAAATGGTTTGACCAAAAGTCTGGTTACAACACTTTTGATTGGGGTGGAGTTAATTCCCTAAATAAACTCCACGATACGATTTCTGCCTATCAGCATCTGTCTACAGGTATAAGGGAGTTATCTACCTCTTTGGAATCTGACGAACCCAGAAGGGCTGAAGTGTGCAAGGAAGAATTACTAAAACTTAGCATGTCTCTAAAGGAGATATGCCGTTGGATTGACGAAGAATGTCATTAGCTGAGAGCTTTCGACCAAGGGACTGGCAAGCCCAAATTATCGGAGACCCTTTAAACGACATCCCTGAAGACAAAACAAAGTTCAAGGTAGTGGTGGCACACCGTAAAGCAGGGAAGACGGTTATGGCTCTCATGTATCTCTTTATGCTGGCTTACAAGTGTCAGGATGGGTTCGCCCATTCTAAACCTTCAGCCAAGCATCCAGAGATTACAGGTGAGGGTTCTATCCGTGTTCCTCGGTTTACGTACATAGCACCGACATTCTCGGCTGCTAGAGACATAGCGTGGGATTTACTGAAATCGATTGTTCCTCCACAACTTCTTTTAAGGAAACCAAACGAGACACACATGGAGATTCGGCTCACTAACAGGTGCATCATAAACCTGAAGGGTGCCGATAGACCAGAATTACTTCGTGGTCCTGGACTGTATTACGCCTTAATGGACGAGTATGGGTTTATGAAACCCGAAGTGTGGTCACAGGTTATCCAACCCGAACTTGGGTCGACTGGCGGCGGGGCCATGTTTATTGGCACACCGTGGGGCAGGAACCATTTTTACGACTTATTCGCTCTTGGGAGAGATAATGTCGATAATTGGAAATCCTGGCTCTTACCAGCGACAAAACCTATGGTTGGGTTCGCAACCGACACACCGAGGGGCCAAGATATCTTAGCCCCAGGATACTACGAAGATGCAAAGACCACGATGCTTTCCAGAGCCTTCGAGCAGGAGTTGGAGTGCGAGTTCCATAAGGAGGGCGGCATGGTGTTCGATAGGATTGACGAGAACGTAGTTGACGAGTTTAGGGAGTACCCAGAAGCTGGTCATCGGTACCGTTTAGGTTTCGACCCCGCACTGCGTGAAGACTGGGCCGTGATAACTGTCCTAGACATGACGGATTGGAAAGTTAAATATCTTTGGCGTACCAACAAGACTGACGCTGACCTCCTGATGAACAAACTGGAGAACGAGGCTCACCGTTGGACCACGAACGCTGGCGCACCAGAGATAGTTATGGACACTACGGGACTTGGAGACCCAATGTGGGATTTTCTAACTGCTAGGGGAAATGCAATCACTTCAGTAAAGATGTCAAACGTCACTAAGAGACTCATGGTAGAGAACCTCGTGACGAAATTGAACCGAGATGAAATCAAAATTCCTAGATGTGAGTGGCTCATAGACGAACTTAAAGACTATACCTACGAGAGACTTCAGTCTGGTAAGTACCGCTATGGCGCACCGATAGGCAAGCACGATGATTCCGTTACAGCGCTCATGCTCGTATTGTGGAATTTACCCCCAAGAGTATCACCAGTGAATAGTTTTTCTAGAAACCCAATGGCAAATTATGTCCCAAACCGCTGGACAGGTTATTGAAATATTTAAATAGACAATATTGATTATGGCAACAAAAACTAAGAAGGATATCTTATCAGAAAAGCAAACCCATCGTGAAGCTTTAGAATTGGTGAAGAAACGATACAACGCATCCGTTGCCTATCTTCAACCGTACTTTTCTCATTGGCAGGATTTATACAAACTCTATCGTTGCCAACTTGATAAGGGCAAACTTCCTTGGCGGTCAAATCTTTTTATATCAAAGACTTTTGAAATTATAGAAACACTTGCTCCACGTATTGCAGAGGCACAGAAAGTTTTTAAGACCATTCCTACAGAGGGGTCGGATGTTCAATCAGCGGAAGCCTATACTGACCTTTTGAAATACCAGTTTTACCGTGGTGATATGGAAGCGGTAATTGAAGAGTGGGTGAAAGAAACTTTAATCTACGGTACTGGAATCATAAAAGTGACGTGGGGTAAAGATGATATGCCGATTGCAGAAGTAGTCGATGTATTTGATTTCTACCCAGACCCGAAGGCACGGTATATCGAAGAGGCGAAGTACGCCATTCATCGTGTGATGAGGGATATTGAAGACTTAAAAGACAACCCAAATTACGACCAGGATGTAATTTCATACTTGGAAAAAAACAACGAAGGTACTACAGATTCTTCAGTTGAACGCAGACAGACCTTGGGAGTCACTGGGATTTCCGATACCGACAGGACACGAAAGCGTTTTGAAGTTTTAGAATACTGGGGATACTTTAAAGGAGAAGAATATTTAATTGCTACAACGTGCGATAGGATTTTACGTTGCGAAAAGAATCCATATAAAAGCGGTATGCCTTTCGTGGTCGCAGTAGACCAGAAAGTTCCGCATCAACTTTATGGGATTGGTGAGATAGAACCTATCGAATCGATGCAGAACGAGTTGAATGATGTCAGGAATCAGCGGATGGATAACATCAAGTTGAGCCTGAACAACATGTGGCACGTAGTTGCTGGTGGGGTACAGTTTGAAGATGAACTCGTTTCACGACCAGGTGGAATTATTCACCTTACCAGAGTAGATGGATTAATTCCGAATCAACGCCAGACTATTGACGGAAGCGCTTTCACCGAAGAGTCTATTATTAAGAACGACATGGAACGCACGACTGGAGTCAACTCTCCATTGTCGGGTGCGTTAGTGTCTCCAATGGGTGGTGGTAGTGGTTCATCGTTCGGGGGCAAGACAGCCTCGGCTTTCAATGCGGCCATCGCACAGTCAGACAAACGATTCAATTCAAAGATAAGTCAGATTAAACGTGGACTCGTGGCTATTGGTCGGAAGTTCCTGGAACTTGACCAACAGTTTATGACCAAACCACAGGTCGTTAGGATTGTCGGTGAAGACGGCGAATCCCTAATGGAGATTCTCCCAGAAGACATTAAGAAACACTTTGACCTAGATGTAGATATTGAGTACGTAGACGAGATACAAAAGATGCAACAGAACATTTCTTTGCTTCAGTACCTTTCTAACCTGCCTGGATTCGATACTGCCAAGTGGGTAGCGGAACAGATTGTCGCTAAAGCTGGTGTCAAAGATTACAAGAAATATCTGCTCAAACCCAAACCGCCACAGCCAGAAATGCCGAAGACCACTTTCCAAATTAAAGGAGAGGCGACTCCTGATGCGGTGGCTCAACTGCTTGATAAGACCCAAGGGATTAAATCTCACCCAGAACTGGTTGCCGCCTTGATGCGACATCAGATGGCAGGGACTACTCCAGCAGAAGCCGTACAACAGGAACATGATATGGAAATAGAAAATCAGGAAGTGCAACAGGAACAAATGGCACAAGAACAATTACCAACTAACACGGAGGAATAATGGAAACAGAAATCGACCAGGCAAAAAACTTCTTACTGAAAGAAGCAGCCAAAATTGGATGCTACGAAAGACTGGCAATTAACCCAGACTTTCAGACTTTCAGGAAAGATTTAATTGACGACAAGATTTCAATTCTATTGCGTGAGTTAGAGGAGAGTACTGATATCGAAAAGGACAAAATGGTCAAGGAGCAGTATAAAGTCCTTCGTGGTATTCAGAGATTATTTGATGACACGTTAGCACGCAAACGTGAGGTCAATGAAAAGATTACAGAATTAGATAGAATTAAATAAGTAAGAGAGGAAAGGACAAGTCGTTATGGATAACGCTACACCGAGTGTAGTCGCTTCCCCCAAGGAAAAATTGGCAGCAATGGTTCCGATGGGACAAGAAGAGGCTCCCCAGGCAACGCCCGAAACGCAGACGAGTGGGGAAAACACTCAGCCTGTTGAGGCCCCGAAAGGACAAGCCACTGAGGGCGAATTTCAAATGCCAGACAAGTTTAAGGGCAAATCCGCTGAGGAAATTGCTCAGAGCTACGTGGCACTAGAAAAACACAAAACAAAAGTCGAGATGGAACGGGCAGAACTAGAGAAACTATTCGTACCCCAATCCGTAGAAGAACAAACTCAAAGCGAACCAACGCAACAGACACAGGAAGACCCGATGAAAGACGTGATGACAGCCTTAGGGCCGAAGTTACGTGAAGAATTTTCGAGGTTAATAACACCTGTAGTCGCAAAGTTTGAGGTAAAAGATGTTCTTGATAAATACGGTGAGAGGTTTTCGAGCAAGGCTCAGGAAGTAGCCCGCATTAAAAAAGAAAAACCATCTCTCTCTTTAGAAGAAGCCTTTAAGATTGCCGATTACGGCAGTGTTGAGAGAACTTCATACAACCAAGGTGCTGTGGAAGCTAGCACAGTAAACGAACAGAAAGGAAGAGCCATCGTGGAATCTTCCAAACCGTCTGGTTATCGCTCTTCGTCAATCGAAGATGCGGTAAAAAATCCCGAAGTCCCAGTTGCAGATATAGCTGAGGCTATGGGTCCAGAATGGAAACGGTTCGCTGAAATATCAAAGAAGAAACAGAGCCAAGGAAATCATTAAAAAAAGGAGGAGTAGAGGGTTAGTTTTATATGGCATTCTTCGGAACACCTTCTACTACAGCTGGTACAATACTCGGAAGCACAGTCCCACATTTCTTTCAGAAAGTGATGCTTGAATGGATGCGTCCAGAGTTCCGTTTCTACACATACGCGACAAAGAAACCTTTGCCGAATAACTATGGTAGGGACATTACGTTTAATCGGAAAGTAGCTTTGAATTACGGCTATATGCTGTCTCAGGGCGTTCCGGTTTCCGCAATCAAGACTCTGTCGGCCAATCAAGTTTCTGCTCTGATTGAACAAATCGGTGATAGTGTTGGAGTCTCAGATATTGCACAACTTGCTACGGTTATGGATTCAGACGCTTATGCGTTGGAAGTCATGGCTGACCAGGCTGCAAATTCTGTTGAACAATACATCATTGAAAATATAATGGCTGACACGGTTGTCAACCACTATGTGAAAAAGGGAGCTGCAATCGCTCAGGGTAGTAATGCAGCTAAAGCGTCTGCTGCTTCGGCAACTCGTCTGGCTATGTCAGATGTGCGTGCTGTCGCAACAAACTTGATGACTAAGAATGTGAAACCTTACGATGGTCAAAACTACGTAATGATTGCACATCCTTATCAAATCTCGGACATCATGGGTGATACCACGTTCTCGAACTGGGTCTCGTATACTCAACCTGAGCATATGCAGAACTTCGAGTTAGGTAAAATCTACAACGTTCGTGTCGTACCGTCAACAAAAGTACCGATTTCAACTGGGTCCGCTTACTCTGCGTGTTGCATTTCAACACTCACTGGCAGCGCTATCAAGGTGTACGGTGCAGTCATGTTCGGTGCTGACGCTTATGCGGTTACTGAACTGGGTGGTGGGATTCAAACCTACAAGTCAACTGGCGCTTCAAAAGCAGACCCGTTGAACCAAGTAGATGCTTATGGTTGGAAAATCAACCTGGCTTCTAAGGTTATCAATCCTTCCGCTATCGAAGTCATTTGGACGTCTCAGGACGAAGTTATCAGAAATGCGACATTAATCAGTGGCAATATTGCTTCTGGCGTGTCAGCATTAGGAATAAACTGTTTATTCCCATCAACTGCAACTTCAGTCGGAGCGTACTATGGCACGATAATGCAGAGCTGGTAGTAGAATTAAGAAATTTAAATATTTCGGCACAGAGGACACGGGAGCGAGTCTCCCCCTCTGGCCGAAGTAATTAAAGTATGGATGAAATAAAAGGATTGTATATCCCACTTGTTGATTCATTGTCTTACGCTTTTAAATTATCAAAATCTGACGTTCGCAGGTTAATCCAACAAGGTGGATTTTATTACTGGATTGATGGTTGGGAAAAAATTACTAACGTGGGTCTTAATTGTACGTTTGAGGGAATATATAAGAAGGGGAGTCATACAATTAAAAAAATAAAATGCGTTGCTTAGTCACTGGCGGTGCTGGGTTCATTGGCTCACATTTGGGCGAGTATTTAGAGAAACGTGGATACGAGGTTGTTTACCTTGATAATTTACGTTGGTCTACCCGTACTCCACATAATTGCATTATAGACGACATTCGCAACAAGAAGATGGTGGACTTCTTAGTTGAGCAGTGTGATGAAGTATACCACTTAGCGGCGCAGATAAACGTAGATTATGGTAATGAACATCCAGACGAGACTGTAGACATAAACGTAAAGGGAACTTTAAATTTATTGGAAGCGTGTAAGAAGTGGGGAAGGAGAATGATTTATGCGAGTAGTTCGGAAGTCTACGGGAGTCGGGAAGGAACCATTTCAGAAACTAGCCCGACAGATTGTCAAAGCATTTACGCCGCCTCAAAACTCGCAGGAGACCGTCTCTGTAAATCTTACGCCGATACCTTTCACGTGGATGTCCGCATACTTAGGAATTTTAATACATTCGGGCCGCACCAACGCTTTGATTCTTACGGAGGAGTTATCGCCATATTCACGAATAGAGCATTACTTGGTAAACCCCCGATTATATTCGGCGATGGAGAACAGGAAAGGGATTACATCTGGATTGATGACGCTGTGGCAGGATATGAGCTTATTGCCGAAAAGGGAATACCAGGGAAGCCGATTAACATTGGTTCAGGTACCACTGTCACAGTTAATGAAATCGCAAGACTGGTACAAAAGTTTACTGGCTGCCCAGACCCAATCCATGCGACAGCGAGACCAGGGGAAGTCCATAGACTCTGTGCAGATACCACCCTCGCAAAAAGTTTAGGATTCGTGTCAACGACAAACTTTGAGAAAAATCTAGAACAATATATTAAATGGAAAAAAGATTTGCAATCATCGGGGCAGGTGGGTTCATAGCACCCCGTCATCTGAAAGCCATAAAAGAAGTAGGAGGAAGATTAGTCGCCGCAGTAGACAAGTCTGATTCGCTTGGAATACTAGATAAGTATTTCCCTGATGCAGAAGTGTTTACTGAAATAGAGAGATTCGAGAGATTTCTGGAGAAGTCGAAACATAAAGGTAAGCCAGTGGATTATGTAGTGGTCTGCACCCCAAATTATCTTCACGATTCACATATAAGATTAGGGCTTAGGGCTGGGGCAAATGTAATCTGCGAGAAACCGATAGTCCTTAATCCATGGAATGTAGAAGAGTTAAAGAAGATTGAAAAGGAATCTGGGAAAAAAGTATATTCCGTCCTTCAGTTGCGATTGCATCCTGAAATAAAACAGTTAATGAAGAAATACGGGAAAACCACTGGACATTTAGTTCAGATTGATTACCTGACTCCAAGGGGAAAGTGGTATAAACAATCCTGGAAGAATGACGTAGAAAAGTCGGGCGGACTTCTTACCAATATCGGAGTTCACTTATTTGATATGCTAGTCTGGATTTTCGGGGAAGACACGAGTTCAAGCATAAATTCTGCATGGAGCCATGATGACACGATATTCGGAAGGTCATTTCTTAAAAGGGCGATAGTTGATTGGAAACTTTCCATAGACGTAGACAATGTACCGTTGAGATATTTGAAGATAGATAATGAGATAATTGATTTCACTCAGGGGTTTGAAGATTTACATACAGAAGTATATAAAGATATTTTAAAGGGCGGGGGATTTGGATTAGATGATTGTCTCCCATCAATTCAATTAGTATCAAAATTACGATGACACAATCAACGGGATTTCAATACATGGTCTTACCAGGAGCCGTTGTCGGAGAGACGGCAAAGATAGGACATAACTGCGTAGTATACGCTGGCGGTACGGTTAGCAACGGATGCAGTATCCAATGCAACACGGACATATTCACTGGGGTGACTCTGGAAGAAGATGTGTTCATAGGACCATCGGTGACGTTTACGAATGATATGACCCCCAGGGCTTATCAGAAGAAAGGTGGAGCATTTGTACCGACCTTAGTGAAGAAGGGTGCTTCCATAGGAGCCAATGCAACAATCTTATGCGGAATTACTATAGGAGAGTATGCGTGCGTGGGGGCGGGAGCGGTGGTTACAAAAGACGTTCCACCACGAACAGTAGTTGTGGGGAACCCAGCTAGAATTTTAAGGAAATTAAAGACGATAAATAATAAATGGGAATAATCAAAGACCCACAAAAGTGCATCAACTGCGGTTTATGTGATGACATAGAAGATGAACAAGAAGCTAAATTAATGTGTCCGACACAAGCAATTACAATTAAGAAGGAGGAAAAATATGATTCCATTACTTCGCCCAGCAATAACAAAGAGTGATGTAGAGGCAGTCTCAAAACAACTCTTATCCCTGCAACTGGCAGGCGGTAAGATTGTCAACGAGTTTGAAGAAGAGTTCGCTAAGTACGTAGGGACGAAATATGCAGTCGGGGTAGATACCCTCACTGCTGGATTTATTGCAGTGTTGCAGATGCTGAAACCGACATGGGCTACGCTTCCATCGGCGACTTACATTTCAATGGCAAATGCCTTGAAGCAGATGGGAGTTGAGATTCAATTCCATGATGGTTGGGTAGCTGGACATGAGTATGAAATCGCCACAGATAAAGGATTGATAGTAGATTCTGCTCACGCCATAGACAGGGAGATATGCAAAAAGGTTCCAAGAGCAATTTGGTTGTTCTCTTTCCATGCAACGAAACTCCTGACTACAGGTAAGGGTGGCATGATTTGCACGAACTCAAAAGAACAGTACAACTTCTTAAAGACTTTAGTAAATAACAGCAGAGTCTATGCGAATAACTCCTTCGAGTATACTGTTCATATTCCTGGTTGGAATTATTATATGTCAGATATTATTGCTGCTCTGGGTCTGTCGCAACTTAGAAATCTTGATTTTGTTAACAGGAAACGTGATACTGTAAAAAAGTGGTATGACAAGTATCTGGTATTCAATGTTCGTGATAATTGGTCACGGTACATCTATCAGGTATGGGTAGAGGATTTTAACTGTTTTTACGATAGGGCATGTGAAGAAGGGATACAGTGTTCAAAGCACTTCAATCCGATTCACCTGCAACCAGCATTTTACACTAAAGGAAAATTTCCAGTAGCGGAGGAGTACTCTCAACATCTCATTTCAATTCCGTTCTATGCGGACATGAAAGAAGAAGACGTTAAGACAGTAGCTAATTTAATTAATACTTGGAGAATTTAATATGGAGGACCAACGGATTTCTGTAATTTCGCCGTGTTTTAATGACGGTGATACGCTGAAGTTACATATCGAAACATTTCTTGACCAAGACTACGAGAACAAGGAACTCGTCTTGATTGATGATGGTTCAACTGACAATACTAAGAAGATTCTAAAAAAATATGAAAATCACAAAGACATTAAAGTTATTTATTTCAAAAGTAACAGAGGTGCTTGCACGGCTCGTAACGAAGGTGCGAAAATAGCGACTGGAGACGTTTACTCGTTTCTACCCGCTGATTCGTTCCTTTATCCAGGACTCCTGACTGCATGGATGCAGATGCTAGAAGAACATCCTGATTGCGGATTCGTCTACGGAGGTTACTCGTTCGTTGATAACAAAATAAACAAACCAACATGGCTAGGTGGTCGTCAGGTTGATGACCCATACTTAGCACAGGGTTTTAATGTAAGAGAATTAAAGACAGCAAACTATATAGACGGCTCATACCCTTTACGTAAAGAAGTATATTGGGGAGCGGCAAAGAAAGTTGGACTTAAAGACGGACTCTGGAATCCACAGGTCAAGAGCCTGCAGGACTGGGACTTCTGGCTTTCAGTAGTCGTTGACTACGGAGCCAATGGGTTCTATTCTCCCTCAAAGTTCTTCGAGACAACCTACCCACATAAGGGAGGTCTGTCCTACGACTCATCCGCTAACTGGCTGGCTAGGACACGACAGATTCAGGCACTGCATGGAATTACTCCCTCTCCGCTATGCGTCTGCGCTCCAGCGGCTGAGTGGCACGGCAGGAGTGTGGCTAAAATATTAGATGCTGACTTCAAGATATATCCCCCACAGAAACCTCACGACTACAAGACTATTTACATGATAGGATTCTTCACCTACAACTTCCCTTGGACAATGAGTCACTTCATGTCCCCAAACTACTTGGAGAAGATGTACCTCGACAGGGCTATGAATAGGTGGGATGGGCAGATGCCAATGTCCCAAGCCAAGAAGATAGTCCATTTCATCGGCTCTGACGTGATGCAGTTAAGGCAAAAAACAATGGATGAATTGGCTGTAATTAGGCGGTTTTTAGACTCCTGTAGCGGTGTATTGTGCGAAATTGAGCCTATACAGAAAGAATTGAAGAGATTTGGCATAGATGCCGATATAGTGCCATTTCCTCCTAGGAAGTGGTTTGACGTTGAGCCAATGCCTAAAAAGAAGGCTATTGCGGTCTATCTACCAGAAAACGGTGAGAACTTCTATTTCCGTCATTTGTTTCTAGGGAACGAGGGACAGAAGGGATTGATTCATCTGATGCCAGATGTAGATTTTCATGTATTCGGAAACCCCTACGAGACACCGCCAGCGAAAGCAAAGAACTTTAAGATATGGGGAAAGCCTAACGGAGTCGGAGACATCATAAAAGAGACCAGCGCCATTGTGCGGATTACTCCCCATGACGGTTTGCCGATTTCGGTAGCTGAGTGGATTGGTGCAGGACGTAACGCCCTGACGACCATTAAGATGCCGTATGCGGAACACTTAGACCTGTCTAACATCTCAGCATCGGGATTCAAGGTGCGTGACTTGCTACGTAACCTAAAGAAACAGATTTACGATTTACTGGATAAGCCGATAAACGAGAAGGGTGCGAAGCATTACCGTGAATGGCTTGATGCGGATAACTACCGAAAAGCCATCGCCGAGTATGCGAAGTATGACGAGAAACGATATTGGGAGAAGCGTTCTACCCAATGGAGTTTTCAGTCAGACGTTGACCAGGTAGAGGTCAAGAAGTTAAAGAAGATTATCGCTGGACTAAAGTTCAATTCCGTCCTAGATGTCGGGTGTGGGTCAGGAAGATTCGTTCCATACTTCAAGGATAAGGAATATGCAGGTTTTGATATTAGTGAAAAATTAGTTAATATTTGCAGAGAAAAATATTCAGATAAGTTATTCGTTGTTTCTTCCGTTGAGGACATAACACTGAAAAAGTTGAACGGAGAATTATTTGACCTTGTATTCTGCTACACGTGCTTGGAACACGTTACAGAAGAGAACTTCCCTAAAGCAGTAGAGGCGTTGAAAAATTCTGGCAAGCAACTTCTCCTCATTGAACCGAAAGAGGTCAGTGGGATAGGGGACTATTGCATCTACCACGACTATGAAAAGGCTTTCAATGTGCAGAAGAAGTGGTCAATGGGTGATAAATATTGTTACCTCATAAAACTATGAGGCCAAAGATAAGTTTCATAATGCCTGTCTATAATAAGGCGGCGACTCTTGTGCAGTCGTTCCAGTCGGTTCTTGACCAGAGTATGCCAGACTGGGAACTTATATTAATAGATGACGGTTCTACTGACCAGTCGCTGAATATCGCATCCATACTAAAAGAAAAAAGAATAAAGAAAGTTTTTCTCTCAACCACTGGGGGAGTCGTGAACGCATACCGAGAAGGGATTAAAAGAGCCTCTGCTCCGTATGTCATATTCCATGATTCAGATGACTGTTCACTCCCAGACAGGGCAGAGAAATGTTTAAACGCTATCGGAGACGGAGATATCCTATACCACGGATTGTATCTTGTATCGAGACACCCAACCTACCCCGTTACTGGCAGGAAGTATATGCCAGCGGAGAAGTGGGAGCCAGGAAAAATTTATACCTCTCAGTATCTGCCAGGAGTCATTTGTGCAAAGACCGAGGTACTGCGAAAGATTAAGATACCAAAAGAAGCCGAAGGAGCATGGGATTGGATGAACCACATCTTACTTCACCAAATGGGGGCAAAGTATGTTGCCTTAAATGAGGGGCTATACGAATACTGGAGATTCCCGAACAACTCACTGTCCCACACGAACGAACTTGGTGGGCGTAGGCAGAACTCAATCAAGTGGATTCAGGAATATTTGGTCAAGAATAAACTCGTTAAAAGTGGACATAAGTTTGGGAAGGGTTTCAGGGGATTCGTGAACCAAGAAAAAGAAGATATTAATTTAAAGTTTGACAGGTGATTATGAAGGTACTTAATCTAGGATGCGGATTCTGTAACCGAAGTAAAGGTGAGGTGGGTATAGATAGTGACCAAACCTGTAAACCGAATATTTTATGGGACTTAGATAAAACTCCCTGGCCAATAGATAGTGGAAAATTTGATAAGATAGTCAGTATTCACGTTTTAGAACACCTGGTGAACATCGTAGATGTAATGAATGAAGCGTGGAGAATATTAAAACCAGGAGGGACGTTCTTTATACGAGTTCCCGAATATCCTACGTTAGGTGCGATTGCGGACCCGACACACAAAAGATTCTTTATTCCACAGTCATTCTCATATTTTACGTCAGAGGGAAAGTTGACTGGATTAAAGCATATATTTAAGTTAATGAATCTCAGGGTTGTAAAGTTGACAAAGGATACCAACGAAATACAATGCCAGCTCCAAAAGTAACGATAGGAATACTGTCGTGGAATAGACCAATCTTTCTAGCAGAAACCATTAAGGCACTTTATCGGTGGCCTGGAATGGAATTTGAATTGATAGTTTATAGTAATGCTTCAGACAAAGAGTGTTATGAAGTAGAGAAAAAACTTGCTAAAAAATATCACTTCAGATTGATACGGTCAAAGGAGAACATTGGATTTAGGGCAATACCGATAATGTTGAAGAAGGCGAAGGGGAAATATTACGTTTGGTACGAAGATGACTTCCTATGGGTTGAACGGAATTGGTTAAAGAAACTGGTAACAGCATTCGAGAACTCTCCCACAATGCAGTCCCCCTGGCACTCAGAGTGGGGGATTATAGCGTGTACTTCCATCATAGACCGCCTAACAAGCGGAGCTATGTGGTTATCACACTTTGATGGAGCGAAGTCATTGATTATCAATGGGATTTCCTACATAGCAAGCCAAACAGCGTGTGGCTCACCATTCATATTCAACAAAAAGTTAGCGTTACAATTTGATGAGTTTCAGGAAGAAACACTCAACAGCGTTTCTACGAAATCAATCAATTTTTTAACGAAGTACAATCTGATTGAAGTCCCTATATTCGGAACGTATGATGCGATAGCAAATTCAGCGTTCACTACTCGGAAGTACCCAGTAGCCCACGTTGCCATCAAATGCTATCACGCTAACGGACCATTCTATAACTCTCTTTACGAGGAAATAACACGTTCAAAACAAAGTGGAGATTTCTGGGTAGATGCCGCAAATTATTTCAAGCACGGGAAGAACGATGGATACCAATTTAATTTTGAAGGTATGGGCTGGGTGCTGGAACTTTTGAAACAAGGAAAATTTAATAAATACGTTGATAAATTACTAGGAGGATTATGAAGATACTATCAATCATAGGTACTAGGCCCCAAGCCTTTAAATTGGACCCGAAGCTCTCAGATGTTATCGTCAATACTGGACAACACTGGGATGAGTGCATGATGGGCGACCATCTCAAAGAGATGAAGTGCAAACCTAAATACAATCTTGGTTGCACCTCTGAAGAGATTGGCAAGATGATAGACAAACTCAGGGAAGTATTAAGGAAAGAAAAGCCAGATGTCGTTCTTGTATACGGTGACACGTATTCAACGGCTGCTGGTGCGTATGCCGCCTCACTGGAGAACATACCAATCGGACACGTTGAGGCTGGAGTGAGGAGCCACGACAAGTCAATGCCAGAAGAAACCAATCGTGTCATGGCAGATGTCCTTGCTAAGTGGAAGTTTGCTCCGACTCATAATGCCATGAAGAACCTTTTAGAAGAGGGACTCGGACATGAGGCATATCACATTACTGACCCGTTATATTGGTCGTTGAACTTCTTTCTACCGTTAAAGAAAGCTAAAGACTACGGGACATATATATTTACTACGATACATAGGAGAGAGAATCTTGAACCAGAGAACCTAAAACAGATTATCGAGGGGTTAGGGATGATACCAGAAAAGGTTTACTTTCCCCTGCACCCGCATACGAAACGGATACTTAAAAAATACTACATAAAGATTCCGAAGAACATAGAGATAGTCAAACCCCAACTCCGAAAACACACACTGGAACGGATATTCAATTCAAAGATGGTGATAACGGATTCGGGTGGTATACAGAGAGAGGCGTACTGGATACTGAAACACTCTTTAGTTATCAGGCCAGTTACCGAGTGGGTAGAGATACAGGAGCGTGGATGGGCTACATTAGTACCAGCCAATGCGATAAGAATCGCAGAGGCGGTAAAAGAGTATAAGCACGAATTAATGCCAGAACTTCCTAGGGGGAATCCCTACGAAAGAATAAGGGAAATATTGGAAGTATGAAAAAACCACGAATATTATTTTGGGCTTCCTCACAGGATGCCGTAGGTTATTATCGGATGTTCAAGCCGTACCAGATGCTTAAACGTCTGGGGTATGATGTGTTCATGAATCCACACGATTCAGACCCGTTACCATTAAAGGACAAGAAACTGGAGAAGGAACGCAAGGCTTGGTATGACTTCAATGACAACAAGCAAGGTCTTCCGATAATCACACAGAAGTTTGCCGAGGTCCTTGGTCAAGACCCAAAGAAACCGAACTACGATGCGGTGATATTCCAGCGTGCTGATGTCCTGACGATTTACTCCTTAGCGATGATGGTTCGTCAGACGTACAACATTCCCGTGATACAGGAGACTGATGACTATGTATTCGAGATTCCACACACGAACCCCGCAATCCAGTCATATTTCGACAAACCTACAGAATACAGGAACGAGAATCAGGTTGACCCATTAACAGTAGCTAGGATGTCCCTGGGGTCGTATGACGGTTATATCGTTACCACACCTTTCTTGAAACGATTTTACGAGAACTACTCCCCGACATATATCTGCCCGAACTCCATAGACCTCTCTGAACGTGAACAGTTGCCAAAAGAAAAGCATGACGATTTCAGGATTATCTTTTCTTCATCAGCCACTCACACAGACGGGCTGAAGTTCCTCGTACCCGTGATTGACAGATTCCTTACCGAACATGAAGACGCTACTTTCTACCACTACTGGTCAATGCCGAAATTCTTTAAAGGTAAACCCTACGAGAAACGGATTAAGATGATGAAGTGGGAACGGCCAGAGAAATACTGGAAGTATATCAATTCCATTTCACCAGATGTCTGCCTTGCTCCGCTTACAGACGTGATGTTCAATAGGGCGAAGTCAAACTTACGACTCCTTGAATATTGGACTTCTGGGAATAACGCAGTCATAGCCTCTCCGGTAGAACCTTACGTGAATACCATCAAGAACGGTAAGAACGGATTTCTAGCGAAGAGTACGGATGAATGGTACGAGAAATTGGAATATCTTTACCATAACAGACAGAAACTGGATAAGCTAGGGAAAGAGGGGTACAAGACAGTTAAGAAACATTATAACTTAGAAAAAAATGCCAGATACTGGGCCGATGCCGTCAATTCAATCATCCGTGGTTACTCACCCGATAAGCAATCTCCCAAGCAATACCAGCCAGGCTGGTAGGGTACACGAATCGGTAGAACTGATGGGTAAGAGGGAAATGCCTAAGCCAGAAAATCTTGGCGAATATTTTGAATCAAAAAAACAGCCATACGCCTTTGAATATTTCAACGTAAATGATTTAAGTAAACTTCCGTCATACCAGAAATATTCACAATTCATAGACGAGTTCGTAATGGGTGAAATGCAGAAGAACTCACTGGATGGCACATTTGACAGTTATGGACACATTATAGAAGATGTTATGTCTGAACTCAATCTGAGTCCAGATACTAACAGTGCGGTCAAGATGGAAAAACTTTATAAGTGGATAAAAAACATTTTAGGGCCGTCTCGTAGGTTAGAAGAGAGGAAAAGGAAAATTATAGGATGACAGACACTTCAGGTCAACTGACCGACCATGAACTTGAGATAGAATCTACCGATAACGCAAACCGCCCCTTTATTAAGATGCGGGGTAATTTGTACTGGACTGGTTCTGCGTGGGCCAAACTTGGTGCGGCTAATTTAGTTCCAGAGTCATACGATTATATACTATTGTCATATACAGGTACCGACTTAACTGGCGTGGTATATAAAACTGGTGGTGCATTAGGAACAACCGTTGCAACACTCACCCTCACCTATACTGCTGGTGGTGACCTTGAAACAGTTACACGAACATAAATATGGGGTACGCTTTTAATCCACTATCGGGTCAGTTTGATATAACAGAGGGTGTTGGTCCCACTGGGCCTACTGGTCATACTGGCGTCATTGGTCCTATTGGACATACTGGTAAGACTGGTAAAACTGGTGCTACTGGACACACGGGTGCAGCAAGTGTTGTCCCTGGTCCAACTGGACACACAGGACCTATCGGTCACACTGGGGCAAGGGGTGCTACGGGACATACAGGCGCAAAAGGAACTACTGGTCATACTGGACCAATAGGCCACACTGGACCAAAAGGGGCAACTGGTAAAACAGGTAAGACGGGGCCTACGGGGCCTACGGGTCCTACAGGAATAGGCTTAATAGTAACTACTTCATTGGGATATAATAAACTATAATTTATGGCACAAAATACAAAACCCATCTTCTCTCTCGTTCCGGTAGTTGGTTTTGCAACACTTACAGGAAATATCGGATTAACCCGTTCTGATGGTGTCGGCACGGTAGCGACTGATGTTTTTAAGTGTTTTACGGCTGACGCTACTAACGGTTCATTCGTTTCAAAAATGAGGATTTCTGCCGCCGCTTCTGCTTCAACGGCAATGACGGCTTCGGTTATTCGTATTTACATTTCATCCATAACTGCTGGGGGAACAACTGCTGCTGATACGGTTCTATATGCTGAAGTTGCGGTTGCGGCACTTGCTGCGTCACACACTTCAAACGCTACGAACTTCTACGAAGTACCGTTCAATATCGCACTGCCGCCTTCATACACGATACTGGCTTCCATTGACGATAACTGTGCTGCGAATACTCGATGGCAGATTCTAACCTTCGCTGGTAACTACTAATATGTTTGACCAATTCGGATTACCACAATCAGGGAAAGCCGACTTCCAATTATTCAGACCGATGGGGAATACTACCTCGTGGGCTGAATGGGTAAAACCCAGAGGAGTGCAGTTTATTTATATAATGGCAATTAGTGGTGGCGGTGGAGGTGGTGGTGGATTCTCTGGTATTGCTGGGTCTGACCGTGCAGGTGGAGGAGGCGGTGGTTGTTCTGGTATTACTCGTGTATTTGCCCCTGCGTGTATGGTTCCCGATGTACTGTATGTTCAAGCTGGACTGGGCGGACTTGGCGTTGGTTCAGGTGGCGGTACTGCTGGCTCGGGTGGTGTTTCGTATGTTTCAATGGGTGCTTATCCTGCAGGAACGCTTGCGAACTTTACTGTTGATAATAATTTATTTTGTATGTCTGGTGCTGCTGGTCCTACTGGCGGTGGTACGGGAACTGTAGCGGCTGCTGGTGCGGCTGGTGCGGCTGGTACAATCGCCGTTGTCGGCGCACAGAACCGTGGCGCATACGCTATGTTCTGGGCTGCAACTGTTGGACTTGTTGGACTTATTGGTGGTGTTATTGCTGATGGTGCTGGTGCTGCTGCAACTAATGTATTAGGTGATGCTGTACCGTTTTCAGGTGGTGCTGGTGGTTCTGGTTCTACTGGCGGCAACGTGGCTGGTGGTCAAGTGACTGGTGCTGGAATGTTTCAGACAATTCCTGGAGGTCCTGCTAGTGGTGGAGCTGGTGGTGGTGGGTATTCGTGGAATCCAAATGGTTCACTTCTTATGGCTTCGACTGGTGGTTCAGGTGGCGGTTCGTTTGATAACGGTGTAGGTGGAGCTGGTGGCAAAGGTGGTTTCCCAGGTTCGGGTGGTGGTGGTGGTGCAGCCGGAACTACTGGTGGCCGTGGTGGTGACGGTGGGGATGGGTGCGTAGTAATCGTTTCAATATAATGCAAATTTGGAGGATATGCTTTCAGCTAGTTTGATAGTTAAAAACGAGGAGTCATGCTTAGAGAAGTGCCTTCAATCCTTAAAAGGAATTGATGAGATTATTGTAGTAGATACGGGTTCGTCAGATAAGACCTGCGAGATAGCACGAAAGTATACTGATAAGGTATACGAGAACGAATACAAGTGGAATGATGACTTTGCTGAAGCACGGAACTACTCTCTTGTTAGGTGTACTGGTGACTGGGTGCTGACGATAGATGCTGACGAATACCTAGCAGAAGATTTCATCGAAAAAGCTAGACTAGAAATCCCCAAAGCAGAAAAGGCTGGGTATAAGACCATAAACATAAGTGTCATTTCAACTGGACGAAGCGACAGACATTTTCAACCGAGGCTTTATAAAAGATGTAAGGAAGTATTCTGGAAAGGGAAGATACACAACTACATAAGCGTAGCGGAAGATTACACGGCAAAAGACCTGATACTTTATTACGGATACAGTGAGGCACATAAGTCAGACCCCGACAGGGCATTACGGATACTCAAAAGAGTGGTTGATGAAAATCCTAAAGCAGTCAGGGAGAAGTTTTATCTTGCTAGGGAATATTCATATAGAAGTGACTGGATAACAGCACTCTACTGGACACAGGAGTACACAAAGGTTCAATGGTGGGGACCAGAGATGGCAGAGAATTACTTATTAATGGCTAAGTGTCTGTGGTACCTTCAACGTGGGAACGAAGCCAGGGATGCCTTATGGCAAGTGCTGAAGATAAATGCAGACTTTAAGGAAGCGTTTGAGTTCATGGCAGAAATGTCTGGACCAAAGAATCATAAGAAATGGTTGGAGTATTCTCAGTACGCAAAGAACGAAGACGTATTATTCGAGAGAGGCAATTAAATATTTTGGATTGAGCAACAGAGGCTGATAATCCTCCTCAGTTCTTCTGTTGCTCGATTTAGCATATTTTATTATGGGATTAGTATATCGTTCATATCAAACCGAACCAGACTTCGATACGCTGTTTAGAGAACTAAACGGTAATCTTGACGCAAACAATATTAATGGGAGCCTTACTGGTTCCACTGGACCAACGGGACCAACAGGACCAACGGGCCATACAGGACCCGCTGGTCATACTGGCGCAAAAGGTGCGACTGGTCATACGGGCGCTGTAGGACACACTGGCGCTAAAGGAGCCACGGGCAAAACAGGTAAAACAGGGAAAACTGGCAAGACTGGCAAGACGGGGGTCACTGGCCTCACTGGCTCCACTGGTCTTACGGGTCCAACGGGTCCGACTGGAGTTACTGGTCACACTGGAGCTGTTGGTCACACTGGTGCTAAGGGTGCAACAGGTAAAACGGGTAAGACTGGAAAGACGGGAGCAACAGGACATACTGGTGCTGCTAGTGTAGTTCCTGGACCGACAGGACATACTGGAGCAGTAGGGCATACAGGTCCAGCTGGTCCAACAGGTCCAGCTGGTCCAACAGGGCCTACGGGTCCAACAGGTTCTGCCGATGTTTTTGCTGGAACTGGCATCACTTTAAGTGGAGCAACGCTATCAATAGACTTAACTGCTGGAGAGGGAATAGACATAACTGGAGCAACTCTTTCATGTGAAGATGCCACTACTTCAAATAAAGGTATTGCTGAATTAGCTACTGACGCTGAAACTTTAACAGGTACTTCGACTACCGTTGTAACAACCCCTTCAAATGTAGAATATCGCTGGTCAGTAACAGGCTGGATTCCTGTAGACGGAACTTTTACTTACGCCTCTTCCACCACCATTAACGTATCTTCTGGTGCCGCTTCAAGATATAACAAAGGCGATAAACTCAGGTTTCAGAACAATAATTCTGGAACGTGGTTATACTTCTATATAGTAACAATAGCTGATACATTACTTACAGTTACTGGCGGTACGGATTATGCTGTCCCAAATGCAACTCTTACTGATGTTTATTATTCTAAGATAGAAAGCCCACAAGGATTTCCTGGATGGTTCAATGTAACTGCTCCAGTCTTTAATGTTGGATATTATGACAATGCCTCTGGCGGTCAGCCGACTACGACTGCGTGTAGGATGAAAATTATAAATAATACAGTATTTGTTCGATACCGAGGGAACGGAACTAAGGCAGGCGCATCTACGTTACTTCTAGTAATTACCTCACATTCATTTCCAGCAATCGCTTATTCTGGCGGTTACACTGAAGGGTATGGGTATTATTACAATGGCGCTTCTGGTGTTCCAGCCTCTTTAATTATTACCGATATGTCTGCAATAGTCTTAGCTGGTGCTGGTGCTGCTGATAATCATACAATTTCACACCTGTCATTCAACTGTTTTTACGAGTTCTAAATATAATAAATAATTTATGGATAAAGATAACGGTAATGGAAAATTAAAACTAGAAAATAGGTTGACTAAGCTGGAGGAATGTCACAAATACATGCAGGAGGACATTGCCT